GTCGGTTCGACCTGTCTGTACCAAGTTGGCAAGGAGTTTATGAGCAAGCAGAAGAAATTCAGGATCACCGGCGAGGTCGAGGAGCGCGTGCGTCAGTGCGGCAGCGTGAACTACCCGCTGCTGGACATGTGCAAGATGCTCCACTGCTCCATCGACGACTTCTCCGGCTCGGAGAGGCTGATGGACATCTACCGCACGGCGCAGCTGGAGACCGCGCTGACCATCCGGCTCAAGCTGCTGAGCGACCTGGTCGAGACCGGCGACGTCAAGACGGCGAAGATCTTCCTGGACAACTTCTCCGGGCAGATCCTGCCCGACCCGAAGGACATCGAGGAGTGAACGACCGCTCGCGCTATCTGCTCGGACGACCGCCGGCGTCGAAGGCGGAGAAGGCCCGCGCGTCCCGGCTCGGGAGGATCCGCGAGGAGCTGGGCGTGACCAAGGAGGACTTCGACCGCGACGCGTCGATCCGGGCCGTCGTGATGCGGGAATATTCTAACCGCCGGAACTCGGAGATCAGGCGTTCGCGCAACGACATCGGAGAGCTCCCCGAAGTGAAGGACCCCGTCAGGCGCAGCCGCTGCCGGCTGGACCTGCTGGCCTTCATCGAGGCCTATTGCAGGAGCGACGAGGCCTTCAACTTGCCATGGAGCCGGATGCACCTCGACGTGATCGCCGAGATGCAGGACAAGATCCTGCACGGCGGGATGATCGCGATGGCGATGCCCCGCGCGAGCGGCAAGAGCGCGGTGACCACCCGCGCGATCCTCTGGTGCCTGCTCTACGGGCACCGGCGGTTCGTGGTCGCCATCGGCGACGGCAAGGCCGCCGCGATGGAGTGCCTGGAGACGGTCAAGACCGAGCTGGAGTTCAACGACCGGCTGTGCGAGGACTTCCCCGAGGTGTGCCTGCCGGTGCGGCGGCTGAACGGCCTCGCCCTGCGTGCCGCGACCCAGACCTGCAACGGCGTGCTGACGCAGATGGAATGGGGATCTTCCGGACGGGTCGTCTTCCCGACGATAGAGGGCAGCCAGTGTTCCGGAAGCGTCCTGGTCTGCTGTGGCATCAACTCCAGGCTCAGGGGGATGAAGTTCGCCACGCCGGACGGCAGGGAACTGAGGCCCGACATGGTATTCCTCGACGACTTTATCAACGACCGCTCGGCGAGAAGCCCCGCGCAGAACGAGAAGCGCCTGGGCGTGGTCCACGGCAGCGTCCTCGGCCTGGCGGGGCCGGGGAAGAAAATCACCGCCATCATGGCCGGGACAGTGATCCAGAAGGGCGACGCGGTGGACACCCTGCTGGACCGGGAGCGCAGCCCCGCGTGGAATGGTGTGCGGTTCAGCCTGCTGGCCAAAATGCCGAAGAACACCGAGCTGTGGCAGACCTACCGCGAGATATGGGAGCGCTCGCAGCGCGAGGGGAAGGGCATCGCGCCAGCCACCGAGTTCTACGTCGCCCACCGCAAGGCGCTGGACGCGGGGGCGGCCGCGACCTGGGATGCGAGGTACAACCCCGACGAGGCCAGCGCGATCCAGCACGGCATGGACCTGCTCTTCCGTGACGCCGAGAGCTTCTACGCGGAATATCAGAACCAGCCGCTGGGCGCGTCCGACGACGAGGGGTTCCGGAACCTGCGGGAGGCTGACATCTACGTCAAGATGAACGGACTGAAGCGCGGCGTGTGCCCGCTGGAGACCGAGCGCGTGTGCGTCGGCACCGACGTGCAGCTGGGGCTGCTGGTCTGGGTGGCCTGCGCCGGGTGCGCCGACGGCTCCGTCCACGTCCTCGACTACGGCACCTGGCCGAAGCAGCGCACGCCGAACTACTGGACGCTCCAGAGCCTGTCGTCGTCGTGGCACAATGGCGGCCAGGTCGAGGCGGAGCTGTACGCGGCGCTCACCGCGTTCAAGCAGGCCGTGTCGAGGATGCAGTGGACCAGGGAGGACGGGTCGCCGATGGCCGCGTCGCGGGTGCTGGTGGACGGCGCGTGGGGCAAGTCCACCCAGACGGTCCTGCGCTGGTGCCGGGAGAACGGCGACGGGATCTACATGCCGTCGTTCGGGCGCGGCATCGGGCCGCAGTCGAAGCCCTACGGCGAGTACCGCCGGCAGCCGGGGATGACCATCGGCGCGTTCTGGCTGCGCACGCGCCACCAGAAGACCATGCAGCAGGTGATGGAGATCGACACCAACTCGGCCAAGAGCCTGGCGAAGGGGAAGATCCTCTCGCCGCAGGGAACGCCCGGCGCGCTGTCGCTGTTCGGGCGCGCGGAGCAGGCCGCCGCGCACAAGGGCTTCGCCCAGCAGCTGTGCGGGGAGTACTCGGTGCTCACGAGCGGCCGTTTCCGCGAGGTCGAGGTGTGGACCCTGCGGCCGGGCGCGGAGAACCACTACCTGGACTGCCTGGGCTACGCGCTGGCCGCGCTCTCCGAGCAGGGCATCGACCTGTCGGGGGTCTCTGGCGGCAGGCCTGAGCGGAAGGCCCGGCGCAAGGCCGTCAGGCTGCCGAAGCCGCGTCCGGCGGGAGAATAGTGCACGCGTCCGGCAGTAAATTGCGTGATTAGGGACGAGGGCGCATTACGCGCCACGCCCCTTTTTTGTTTAAGGAGAACGGATGGCTGAAGACCAGACCACAGACCAGAAGATGCTCGACGCGGTGCTGAAGGCGCTGGCGTCGCCCAAGTCCTACTCGCTGGACGGCGAGAGCATCTCCGGCTACACGCCGGACGAGCTCGCGAAGCTGATCTCCATGGCCCGTCAGTTGAAGGGAGAGCAATCCCCCGTGCCGCAGTCCGGCAGGTCGCCGTTCAAGGTCAGCGTGCAGTCCGCCAACTCGACATACAGCGAATGATCGGCAATTTCATCAAAAAGCTATTTGGCGTGAAGGCGAGGTACGACGCCGCGGCGCACACCCCGCAGAACGCAAAGCGCTGGCAGGGCTCCGACTTCCTGCTGCCGAAGGATTTGCTGAACCGCGACACGCGCCGGACGCTCAAGAGCCGCGCGCGCTACGAGTGCCAGAACGTCGCCTGGCTCTACGGGCTCATCCTCCAGGTGGCCAGCGACATCGTGTCGACCGGACCGCGCCTCCAGATGCCGGGGCACCCCGACCTGGAGAAGCTGTGGGACGAATGGGCCGCCGCCGTGAAGCTCACCGAGCTGCTACGGACGATGTGCATCACCAAGTCCCGCGACGGCGAGGCCTTCTGCCAGATCACCACCCGGCCTGGCCTTGACCACCCCGTCAAGCTGTTTCCGCTGCTCATCGACTCCGACCGCGTCCAGGGCAACGACGCCGCCTCCGAGTACGACGCCGACGGCATCCGGCTGGATCGGTTCCTCGAGCCGGTGTCCTACCAGGTCGCCAAGTCGCTGGCGGTGCCCGACGGCTTCTACACCGTCATGGAGCCGTTCATGTGTCACCTTTTCCGGAAGGAGATGCCCGAGCAGTTCCGCGGCGTGTCGGAGATCGCGCCCGCGCTGCCGTCCATCGCCATGCTGCGGGCGTACACCATCGCCACGCTCAACAAGCTCGAGATCTCGTCGTGCGTGGCGGGCGTCCTCGAGCCGGACGTGAGCGTCATCGATCCGGACAGCATCGCCGACCCGCCGTTCTCTCCGTTCGACCTGCCCGCCAGGTCGTGGATCACCCTCCCTTCCGGCTTCAAGAGCAAGCAGTTCCAGACCGCGTCGCCGACCGACAGCCAGAACTCCTTCGCGCTCCAGGTCAAGGGCGAGGTCGGCCGGTGCCTCCTGGCGCCGAAGATCATCGTCCTGGGCGACTCGAGCGACGCGAACTACTCCAGCGGCCGCCTCGACCTCCAGTCGTACGACAAGGGGATCGGGGTGGAGCGCCAGCGGATCCAGTCCGCCGTGCTGGAGAAGCTGTTCGCGGCCTTCATCCGCGAGGCCTACCCCAACCAGCCCGCGCCCGAGCACTTCTGGTTCTGGGAGTCGCGCGGCTACATCAACCCGCTCCAGGAGGCGAACGCCGAGAAGGTCCGCCTCGAGACCGGGACCTCCACCTTCCAGAGCATCTGCGAGGAGCGCGGGAAGGACTGGGAGGTCGTCATGCGCCAAAACTACGAGCGCGAGAAGTACAACCGCGAGCTGGCCAGGGAGTTCGGATTCACCCTGGCCAACCCGCCTGTCGAACCCACCGCCGAGCCGTCCCCCGAGGACGGCGAAGACAACCAGTAGGAAGAAGATTTACATGGCAGAAGAAAAGAAGTTACCGCAGTTCATTTCCTTCGCTGATGAGAACATCGCCCTGGAAAACATTCTCCAGAACACCACGAAAGCCGAAGGCATTGCGTACTCTGGCGGGGAAATGGGGCAGATATGGAGCGAGTTTCCTGTTGTCGTCGACCTCGCCGGAATGGAAATTGCCCCGCAGGTCCCTCTGCTCTTCGCACACACGAATGATCCGAACTATCGCATCGGCAACTGCCAGGTCGTAAACACAGGCAAGGAGTTGAGGCTCAATGCCGAGTTGGACAACTCCAGCAGGCTGGCGGAGCGTCTCATTGCCCAGAGCCAGTGGAGCTGGCAGGTAAGTATCGGTGCTTCCAACAAGGAATACGCCTTGCTCATGGACGGCATGAAGGCGACAGTCAACGGCAGAGAAATTGAGGGTCCGAAGTACATCGTGAGCAAATCCCTTCTCAGGGAGGTGAGCGTAGTCGCCGTCGGTGCCGACCCGGAAGCCCATATGGACATCGCCGCATCACTGCTTCTGGACAACAAGGCAGCCACCCCCGAACCCCAAGCACCAACCGCCGCATCCACCACCACCATGGAACCAACAACCACCGCAACCGCAAACCCCCAAAAAGAGGACACCACAATGGCAGAAGACATCAACGCCAAACTGACCGCGATGGAGGACATCATCGCCAAGCTTCAGGCGAAGCTCGACGAGCAGTCCGCCCGCCCCGCGCCTGAAATCTCCGTCAAGCACGACGAGCCCACGAGGGCCGACGTTCTGGCCTGCGCAGTCGAGCAGGCGATGGGCATCGAGCAGAAGGACACCCGTGCCGCCGAGGCCGCCCAGAAGACCTACAAGGGCCACATGGGCCTTCGCCAGCTCTACACCGAGGCCGCGCAGGCCGCCGGGTGGACCGGCTCCTACATCAACAACGGCAACCTCGGCGAGGCCTCCAACGCCATCAAAGCCGGCTTCAGCAACATCAATCTCCCCGGCATCCTGGGCAACGCCGTCAACAAGCGCATCAAGGCCGGCTACGAGTACGCCGAGGGCGCGTGGCGCGAGATCGCCGAGACCGTGTCCGTCAGCGACTACAAGGCCTTCACCAGCTACAGCCTGAACGCCAAGGGCGACTTCGAGGAGGTCCCCAACGGGGCCATCATCCCCCACGGCGAGCTCGCCGAGTCCAGCTACAGCAACCAGCTGAAGCGCTACGGCCAGATGTTCCAGATCGACGAGATGGACATCATC